TAATAGAGGGTCATTTTTAAGTGATGGAGCAGCAGGTTCTGTAACAGTATTTGATGATGATCAAATTACAGATAATGTCATTAGTTTCTTTGCTCCTGTAACGTCTTCATCATTTGGAATATTTGATGGAAGTTACAAATACATGTATGACAGATTTGCAGATACATTTAGATATGTTCCAATGAACGGAGACATTGCTGGATTATGTGCAAGAAACGACATTAACAACTTCCCTTGGTTCTCACCAGCTGGAACTGCAAGAGGAGCTATTCTAAATGCAGTTAAGTTGACATACAATCCATCTCAAACACAAAGAGATCAATTGTATTCAAATAGAATAAACCCAATCATCTTCTCACCTGGTGGAGGAATAGTTCTCTTTGGTGATAAGACTGGTCTTAATAAAGCATCAGCATTTGATCGTATCAACGTTCGTAGATTGTTTATTTTCCTAGAAAATGCAATCTCAGCTGCTGCAAGAGATCAGATGTTTGAATTCAACGATGAGATTACAAGGACAAACTTTGTAAACATTGTTGAACCATTCCTACGTGATGTACAGGCAAAACGAGGAATCTTTGATTTCAGAGTTATATGTGATGAAACAAATAACACTGCTGCAATCATAGATAATAATGAATTTGTCGCAGACATCTTCATCAAACCTGCAAGATCAATTAACTTCATCGGTCTAACCTTCGTTGCTACACGAACAGGTGTATCATTTGAAGAAGTAATCGGTAACGTTTAATTAGAGGTAATTAAAAAAAATGGCAACCCAATTTAACAGACCACCTTTAAGACGAATTACTGACTTCAAAAGTAAGTTAGTAGGTGGTGGTGCAAGACCGAATCTATTTGAAGTCGAACTTGCTTTCCCAGAAGAGATTGCAATCGACAATGATGTAAAGGATAAGGCAAGATTCTTAGTCAAAGCAGCTGCCTTACCAGCTTCCAACATCACTCCAATAGATGTCAATTTCAGAGGAAGAATCTTAAAAATAGCAGGAGATAGAACATTCGATACATGGACTATCACAGTTATTAACGATACTGACTTCTCAATTCGTTCTGCTTTTGAAAAGTGGATGAATTCAATCAATAGATTATCTGACGCAACTGGTACAAATAATCCTGCCGATTACCAAGAAGATGCATATGTTCATCAACTTGATCGTGATGGATCAACACTTAGAAGTTATAGGTTCTATGATATTTTCCCAACAAATATCAGTCAGGTAGACTTATCTTACGAAACAGTTGACACAATAGAGGAGTTTACGGTAGAATTACAAGTACTATACTTTGAGTCAATCAAAGGTGTCGGTGATAATGCTGGAGGAGAGAGCATAAACTAAAACTGATAAATAGTGCTATAATAAAAGAAAAATAGTTATACAATGGCGAAACTCTTTGGATTCTCAATTGATGATTCGGATAAAACACCCGATTCAGTAGTCTCACCCGTTCCTCGTAGTAACGAGGACGGGGTTGACTATTTTGTTCAATCTGGTTTCTATGGACAGTATGTAGATATTGAAGGTGTATACAGAACTGAATATGATCTGATAAAAAGATATCGTGAAATGGCACTTCATCCAGAGTGTGATGGTGCGATAGAAGATGTTGTAAATGAAGGAATTGTTAGTGATTTATATGACTCACCAGTAGAAATAGAATTATCAAACGTAAACGCAACTGATAAGTTAAAGGATAAAATTAGAGAAGAATTCAAAGGCATCAAAGAAATGATGGACTTTGATAAGAAGTCTCATGAAATTTTTAAGAATTGGTATGTAGATGGAAGATTATATTACATAAAAGTTATTGATACAAAGAGACCACAAGACGGTATTCAAGAGATCAGATATGTTGATCCGATGAAGATGAAGTTTGTTCGTCAAGAGAAGGGTACAAAAAATAAAGGTAATCTACCATTAGATCCACTTGCAGGTAATGGAACTAAAAAAGCAGAATATCCTGAGATAGATGAATATTACATCTACTCACCTAAACCAAATTATCCTACAACCATGTATGCAACTGCAGCTGGTGCAGGTGGTAAGGGACAAATTAAAATTGCAAAAGATTCAGTGTGCCATGTAACATCTGGATTATTTGATCGAAATAAAGGAACTTGTTTATCTTATTTACATAAGGCAATCAAAGCACTTAATCAGTTAAGAATGATTGAGGATAGTCTTGTAATTTATAGATTATCAAGAGCACCAGAAAGAAGAATATTTTATATTGATGTTGGTAATCTTCCAAAGGTAAAAGCAGAGCAATACCTAAAAGAAGTGATGAGTCGTTATCGTAATAAACTTGTATATGATGCAGGAACTGGAGAGGTTCGGGATGATCGTAAGTTTATGTCTATGATGGAAGATTTTTGGCTACCAAGAAGAGAAGGTGGAAGAGGAACTGAGATCACAACGTTACCTGGTGGACAAAACTTAGGTGAACTTACAGATATTGAATATTTCCAGAAAAAATTATATCGTGCATTAGGTGTTCCAGAATCAAGAATTGCAAGTGATGGTGGATTTAATTTAGGAAGATCATCAGAGATATTAAGAGATGAATTAAAGTTTGCAAAATTTGTAGGAAGATTGAGAAAGAGATTCTCAAATTTATTCAATAATTTATTGAAAACACAACTAATATTAAAAAACATAATTACACCAGAAGATTGGGATTCTCTAAGTGATCATATTCAATACGATTTCTTATATGATAATCAATTTGCTGAATTAAAAGAGTCAGAATTAATGAATGAAAGACTTGGAACATTAGCAACAATTGAACCATATATTGGTAAGTATTTTTCTAATCATTATGTTCGTACAAAGGTTCTTCGTCAGACAGATCAAGAGATTGAAGAACAAGACGAATTAATCAAAAAAGAAATTAAAGATGGTATAATTCCTGATCCAAATGCAGTTGACCCAATCACTGGACAACCACTTGAAGGTGGTGGGGATTTAGGAGCAGTGCCTACTGAACCAGACTTAGAATCAGACGCAATGGCAACTGATGCTCAGTTCCAAAAAGATGTTAAGTCTGCGGAGATATAAATAATCAAGATATCTTAACATAATATTAAATATGGATGAATTACTTGACATGATTGCAACTGATGCATCAGCAACTGATATATCAGATTCGATCAAAGACACATTGTATGCAAAGGCTGCTGAGAGAATCAATTCTCAGAGACCAGAAGTTGCTGCAGCTATGTTTGATCCTTCAATTGAAGATACAGAAGTAGATGACTCTACAGAAGAGGAATCATAAATAACACTATCACGGTTGATTATAAAAAATGGCAGCTTTCAAGGTCGTACAAAAAATAGCATCTGTTTCTGGAAACGCAACAAGTGGATCTATCGCATTAAAGTCGGGTTATCTTAGAGTAACACCAGCTGGTGGTGATGCATTTGTTGAAGTTGGAACTAATCCAACAGCAACAGATGATAGTAGCATATATGTTCCTCAAAAAACTCCAACAGTTTTTAAGGAAAGTGTTGCTTCTGTGCAAACAATATCTGTTGCAAATGCATCTGGTGCAATAAAATTTACTCTTCCAGCTGGAACTGAAGCTCCATTTGTTGTTGGTGATAAAGTCGCAGTAACAGGATGTGCTCCTGCTGGTATTAATACCACAAGTGCAGATGTTACAGCAGTCACAGGACCAAATCCATTTGGAGTATCTGGAACTGATTCTACTCAATCTGGAACTGTAACTTTGGGTTATGGTGATGCTAATGTAACTGCTACTGATGGAGTAGGTGAAATTAGAAAAGTCGTAAAGGTTGCAGTGAGAGGATCTGGTAAAACACATATTTCAGAAGTTCAAATAGTAGGAGATTTCTAATGAAACTTATTACGGAAGAAGTAGCAAGAGTTAAATTTATCGTAGAAGGTAAAGGTGCTCAGAAAAAAATGTATATCGAAGGTGTATTCCTTCAAGGTGAAATTAAAAACCGTAATGGTAGAATGTATCCAATTAATACTCTTGCAAAAGAAGTTAATAGATACAATGAAAGTTTTGTTAAAAAAGGAAGAGCATTAGGTGAACTTGGTCATCCCGAAGGACCTACTGTTAATCTAGATCGTGTATCTCACAAAATTACTTCTCTTGTTCAAGAGGGTAATAATTTTAAAGGAAAGGCACAACTTCTTTCCACACCTATGGGTAAGATTGCACAAAATCTTATCGGTGAAGGTGTAACACTTGGAGTATCTTCTCGTGGTGTTGGATCACTCAAAGAAGATATGAGAGGATGTAAAGTTGTAGGTGAAGATTTCATGTTAGCAACAGCAGCTGATATCGTTGCCGATCCTTCTGCACCTGACGCATTTGTGTCTGGAATTATGGAAGGAAAAGAGTGGATTTGGGAAGGAGGAATTCTTCGTGAACAGCTCGCAGAAAAAACACAAAAGAGAATCAATACTCTTGTAGACCAAAGAAAATTAGAAGAACAAAAATTGAATCTATTCAATGAATTTCTCTCTAATCTCTAAGATCTATAAATAAATACAGATTATTAATTTTTAATCACATGTCCGTTGGTAGCAACAATTTACAAGAAATGGAAAACGCAGTAACAAAAGGAGCTGCT